TACGTTCGCAGAGAATGCGATAGATATCATCAACGCGACTTTCGAGACGGTTAACTTGGTCTTTGACACTCCCACCTCCATTAGGTCTGAGTTCATAAAGGTAATGTTTAACTAACCATCTAACAGAAGTAGCAAAAGCAGCAACAAGAGTGCAAATAGATATGGCTATACCTAGCCACTGTGCCGTATTCATTATACTGTTCTCACCACAATCTCCAATATGCCACCAAACCCTGTAGAGTTTTTATCTGGTGGAGTAGTATTTACTAAACTGATACCTTCAATTTGAACCTGACGGCTATCGCCAGTATTTAAATCCTGCCATGTAACAATGTCTCCGTTTTCTTCAATGGATTCCAATGCAAGAATGCGGTCATACGCCCGTCCTGAATAACCAGTACGAGAATTATTCTTATCTGTTTCTTCATCAAAGCAATAAACAAAGTAACTAATAAGTCTTTGTCGTGGCGTAGCAATAGTTGCCTTTGCCTGATAGCCCTTGAAGTTAGGTCCTTTACTACTATCTGTACCATCACGATACATAACAAACTTATAGGCTACATACTCCTGAGCCGTTGCTGGATTAGAGGTTGTCACCTCTACTGGCGGTACTGATGAGTCATAAGAAATGTGGTCGTACTCATTTCCATTTGCATCTACAGTATTAAGAGTCATAGAACCAAAGGTGTAGTTACCACGGGCTAGTAAACGCTTAAAGTTTTTAGGCTCAAGGGTTCCATATCGAATGTTACCTGTAGTTAGATAGCCAGTAGTGCGTAAAGTTGTATCATCTTCTGCATAAATATAACCATCAGTAGCATTAAAAGCAGTAGAAAACATAAGTCTGTTTGTGTTTCCTGCAAAAGCACAAGATGTTGTTTGGAATCCAGTTACTCCATCATAGTAAATATCATTAGCCCATGCAAAACGCAATGGTTCAATCTCTGTAGATAGGTCTACTCGAATAACTCCAGGATTTCCAGCAACAGAAGTGGCGCACCACACAAAGTGGTCGCGAGCAGCAAAGTCATAGCAAGGTTGGTCAGTTTCTACAATCAGTGGACCATAGTTAATAGACCCATCTTGGTCATTAACAGTAGCAACACGAATACCTTTATTAGTTCCAATCATCATGTAACCTAAGTAGTAGTAAATCTTATGTACTACTTCTCCAACTGGAAGTTCTGCTGCTACTACTGCAGAGGTAAGTGTTGGCATAGCACCTGATGTATTAAGAGTAAACTTCTGAATAGTAGATTGGATACCGTTGTAGCCAGCAATATAAATTGCTGGGCCTGATGCTGTAATGCTGCTGTAAGTATGGCTGGTTACTGGGTGTGTGTAGATTGTTGTTGGCATTGCTGTTGCTGATGCAGCAAACTCAAACACTTTATTATCAGCACACATAACAATACGGTCTTTAATGTATTCCATAGTTGCATTAGTAATAGTACCTACTTCATCAAACATTTTTGTATCAGCGTCAGATGATGTAAGTGTTAAGGCTTTTTTGTATACGGTTTTCTTTGTTGCAGTGTTGGTAATCCAGTATGCGGTTGTACCGTCATTGCAAATTGCATACACAGGAGAATCTGCACCACTATTGTAATCAATAAAATGTACTGGAGTGCTTGGGTTAGTTACATTAATCTTATCTACATCATACTCATCATGCAGCAGGACACCATTATTGCCACTCCATTGAATGGAACGAACAGTCTGGAATGAGCGCCCATTGGCGCGAATAGCACCAGTCGTATTATGTCCTTGAGTACAGTTCTTTAGAAGTGTGGCCTCACCTTTAGTCCAAACATTTATGCCTTTGCTATCTGCAAAACGATAGTGTCCATTCTCATCATTAGTTGCAGGGTCAAAGAAGTTAATACCAGAACCGCCATGAAAAGACATTTGTGAACGAATCCACCAACCAGTTAGTGATTGCTCACCTGGCTCATTAGTATTATCAAACTGTTCTTTCTTAAACGGTGCAGTTCTGCGGCCATAAGGACGTTCACCATTTGTGGCTAGGATAAAAGGTAGTCCACCAATAGCAATGTCATAGGCTATATCTGTATTCTGCCAGACAGATGTAGAAGAAACTACACCTACATCTACAGCAATAGCCCGTTCGGCACGACCTTCGGTAATATCTCTACCAGCCACCACAACTCCTTAGTTAGAAAAATTGGTGAGCAGTTTGAATCCTTGCTCAGGGATAATCTATTTATTCAGGCAGAATCGGTGTGGATTGTTCCGCGTCTGGGTTTAGATAGCGTTGATAGTCTGAATTGGCTTCATCCATAGGAATGAATGTTACTGTGTCGTCTGGATTGGTACGCTTGATTACATCTGCACTTAAATCAGTTGATACAACTTCATATGTATATTCCATTTTATAACTCCGCGCTTGCTTGGGCTAGTAGGTTTGCATTATTTCCAGATAAAGCAGTGGCGTTTCCAGCAACTAAACCAGAAGCAACTGACATATCAATTCTGCAAGATGTTGAGTTTGCAACAGCATAACTTATTGATGAAACTCCAATAGGAGTATAAGCACTATTGGCTAATGTAAAATTTCCTGCCGTTGAAAATGTTAACGAAGCAGAAGTTCTCATAGGAACAGGGAATTGTAATCCACCCTTAGCGGCTGTTGTTGACACTGCTTGAAACATTGAAATAACTGTTCCATAATCAGCAGTGCTTGGAATAAAATTAACAAAGTATCTCTGGCACGCAGCAAGTTCACCCTGATAAGTAGGACTGTAAGGTGCATAAGGTGTGGCTACTGAGCCAACCTCTAACTGCACTCCAGTTACCTCAAAGTAATCGGCTGCACCTGCGGTGCCTGTTGGACCAAAAAAGAATCTTATTGCTAATTCTGTTGCAGTTGATGCAACAGTTGCTGAATAAGTAAATCTTTGCCAAGTTGATGTTAAAGTTACAGCCTGACTAATTGGAGTTGCTGCTCCAGTATAACCAGCGCTTAAATAATTTTGGTCTGTACCAGTACCAGTTGCTAAAGTAACTCCAATTTGGTCAGATGCTGCTGAAAAGTTTGCACCTTTACGAGCATAAAAAGAAAGAGTTACTGTTTTTCCTGCAAAAGAAATTGAGTTAATTGTTTCAAAAGATTGAGCAAAAGGAATACCTGTTGTATCTGAACTTCCGCTATTGCGTTGAACGCGTGCGCAATACTGAATAAATGGCAGGTTTGTTGTGTCACCTGTTACTTGACGGCTAACTGTTCCCTGACCACCTGCATACAAAAACCATCTATCTGCCGTATATGCACCGCCACCTGCACCTGTTACGGATGTACCGCGTTGCCATACATTAAAAGCAGAATTAAGAACTGCGTTCTTACCAGCAGTTACACCTGCTACTGCACCACCAGAGTTTTGCTGAGTAGTGGCTGTGTTATAGGCTCTGGTCATTGGCTTGCTCCTCTAGATAGCGTTGGTAGTCAGAGTTTGCTGTGTCTTTGGGAATAAATGCTATATCGCCATTTTCATCAGTTCGAATAACTGTTTGAAATTCGGTTTCTTGGTATGTGTATTTCATTTTTATAACTCCGCACTTGCTGCATAGTGAACTTGTAAAACATTGTAATCAGGTGTAATTGTTCCGCCTGATGAGTTTTGAACTGCAAATCCTGTTTCGCCAATCCAAATTGCAGAGGCTGATGTTGCAGCCAAGTCTGTTCCAGAACCATTTGAGACTTTGCCTGAACCGCCACCAAAACCCCAAGTTGAAATAGTTGGGTTTGCTCTCATTGGAATGCCAAAAACTACTCCACCAATAACACCGCCAGTAGCAACAGTGCTTGCAGTTTGAAATGCTTTTGCACCTGCAACTTGACTTGCTGTTCCTGGTGTTATTGATTGGTTATAAGACTTTTGATAGTAGCGCTGACACGCAGCCAACTCAGATGCTGGGTTACCAGTAGCAGTTTGGAAGGCTGTTAGGTTAGAACCTGGTTCAAACTGTACACCCCAAAGGTCAAAGACTAATGTTGACGAAGCAGTATTACGCAAGAAGAAAGATACCGCACTATTTGTACCAATAGTTTTTCCAGCAATACTTGGAAATATTACTGTTGTACTAAATCGTTGCCAAGATGTTGTCAAGTTAAAACTTGATGTAGTTGGCGTTACAGTAACTGCTGTTGAACCACCAACACCAAAGTCTTGATTGATTGCCGCAATTGTCATTGTTCTTGCTGAGTCTGCTTTAGCCCAAAAAGATAATGTTGCAGTTTGATTTGCAAAAGTTCTGACATCTTCAATCTTGTGACGAACATCTACAACAGTAGAACTGCTTGTTGCAGTTTCTGCTAGTCGGAAAAAGTATTGACCTTCATATCCTGTTACAGGTGCAGTTCCTAATGTAAATGTTTGTTGAGTTACGTTTACTGTTGGAGAACTATCCCACGCTACTTGCCAACGGTCAGATGTAAATGAACCGTTAGATGCAGAGTTAAAGGTTGTACCGCGTTGCCAGACTCCAAAGTCGCCGTTAATAACTTTGTTCTTGCCAGCAGCAGCATAGGTAGAGTAAGGCATTACCGCTGGAGTATCGGCAGCATTAGTATGCTGATGAGCACCTACTCCGATTGGATACCAGACATTGTCTGCACTGTCCCAGACATAGCCTGGTCTTGGTGTATTACTGATGGTTGCCATTAGTTGCTCCCTGGTTCTGTTGGAAATACTGCTTCATCTGCTAAACCACCTTGAGCAGGTAGGTCACGCAATGCTTGACGGTATGTAGCCCACGCTGCCCTGTCAGCAGGTGAGTCTGCTACTTGAGTCCAATCAGTGTAAGCAAGTTGGGCATTACGCCACAACTTAATCTGCTCCCACTTTTGTTCATTGGTTGCATCTGGAAATGCTGGATGAAATTGAAATGTCATAATTACGCCGCCTCATAGGTAAATTGGAAGTTTATTTTGTCATTTGTTGTCCAAGTAAATGGAGTAGTAGAGTCAACGTTACCGTACGTTCCATATGTAGAAGATGTAACAAGGCTCTTTAATGTAATATATGAATACGAACCAAACTCTACAAGTGCAAGTCCTGCAAAAAAAGCCGTACCAGCATCCACAAAAGCACCACTAAAAGTAGCGCCGTCATATTTTGCAGTTACAGGTAATGAAATATTAGGTGTACCAGTATATGACGTTGTTGAACCCCAAGTTATATTTATATCAACAGTGACTGTTTTGCCTACTTGTGAATAGCGATAATTTGCTGTGCCATTACCAATGTTAAAATTGCCGATTGTTGGAGAATAAGTTTGCCAACCGCCACCCCATTTTAAACCTGTTGAAGTCGTTGAGTCCGCTACTAAAGTAGTGTTATCAGCACCTACCGCTAAACGTGCTGGAGTGTCCGCACCTGTTGCAGTTACAATGTCACCTTTAGCATCAATGAGTGAATCAGGAATAAACGCTGCATTAACCTGAGTCTGTGTGTACACATCAGAGATTGCTACAGGTTGTGCAGCAAAAACTTCAAAGATGTCTCCAGTTACAGAGGCGTTAGTCAATGAGATGCTTGTACCGTTAGTTGCTGTGTAGTCAGAACCGCGTGCAAGTAATGCACCGTTCTGGAATACCTGCTCGTAACCTACGCTGTAGGTCAGCGGTACTGAGTTATCATCATTGCCAGATAGAGTTGTTGTTCCATTAGCAGGTGCCTTAGACCAGCGTAGTAACTGATTGATAAGTGCTGTGCCATCTGTATCTACCCAGATTTGTCCATCTGTAGGAGATGATGGTTCAGTTGGCTGTGCAAGAGAACCTGCAACTACTGCCCAAGATGCTGTTGTTCCATCTGTTGTGAGGAACTCACCAGCATTACCAGTCTGTGAAGGAAGTGAATCTACTGTCTGCCAAGATGATGTTGAACCATCAGTCTTGAGATACTTACCTGAGTTACCAGTCTGGCTTGGAACTACATAAGCAGTTGAGTCAGTTGCAACCAAAGTCTTAGATGATGGAATTGTAGTTCCATTGATGCTAGTTGCAGTGGCTACGCCAAGTGCTGGTGTTGTCAATGTTGGACTGTTCTGCATTACAAATGTTGAACCAGTACCAGTCTGAGATGCAATCGAAGTTGCAGGACCAACAGATGTGATTGGACCAGTCAAGTTGCTAGGAGCAATTGCTGCTGTATCTACATAGTTCTTGGTTGCAACATCCTGAGCAGATGTAGGGTCACCAGCACCTGTAATCTTGTTGGTACCCATTGCAATAGCACCAGTCATTGTGCCACCAGCCAGAGGCAACTTAGTGCCAAGGGCTGTGGTTACTGTGGTTGAGAAGTTAGCATCGTCTCCAAGGGCTGCTGCCAACTCGTTAAGAGTATCTAGTGCGCCTGGGGCTGCATCAATCAACTCTGAAATTTCATTCTGCACATATGCAGTTGTAGCAATCTGAGTTGTGTTGGTGTTAGATGCTGCTGTTGGGGCAGTAGGCACACCAGTCAGCGCTGGACTAGCCAGCGGAGCATAGGTACTTGCTGCTGTAGCAGTTGCTAACTTAGCATCTAACTGAGTCTGAACTGCAGAAGTAACACCATCTAGGTATCCAAGTTCAGTTGCAGATACTGTTGATGATGGAGCAATCTTTGTCCATTCAATAGCAGCAGAAGCGTTAATATCTGCGTTAGTTACTGAGTTAGCAAGGTTTAACTTGCCATATGCAATCTGAGCAGATGAGTTGATATCTGCATTGACGATTGTATCGTTAGCAATCATTGTGCTAGTTACTGTGCCAGTGTCTGCAACTGTAACTGCTGTTCCTGAAATCTTAGTCTTGTCAATTGCTGCACTTGCGTTAATGTCAGCATTGACGATTGTGCCATCTAGAATCTTAGCAGATGTTACTGCTCCGTCTGCTAAGTCACCAGCGACAATAGTGCCATCGGCAATCTTGGCTGATGTAACTGCGTTAGCGGCTAACTTACCCTCCGTGACTGATAGGTCATCAATCTTGGTTGTACCAACAGCACCTGTTGCAATCTTACCGCTTGTGATAGCAGAGTCTGCAATGTCACCTGTAGCGATTGTAAGGTCTGCTATCTTGGCAGAGGTAATTGCACTATCGGCAATCTTTGCAGTAGTAACGTTTAAGTCTGTAATCTTTGCAGTTGTTACAGCGTTAGATGCAAGCATTGCAGTTGATACATTACCTGTACCAGTTGACAAGGTTACGTTAGCAAGGGTTAACCCGTGTGCTGTGGTTGTGTTTTCAATGTGAGTATTAGCCTCACGATAGTCACGACCAATTGCCATATGTCGAACTACTGCACCTGCTGAGTGAGCCTGTCCAGTTGAGCCATCAATACCACGAACAATAGTTAGTGTATTGGTACTGACGGCGGTAACGTCTACAATTTCTTCAAGGGCTGTATCTGGGTCAATAACTACAGTAAAGATTTCACCTGCTGAAACCGTAATACCACCAAGCAATGCACTTCCAGATACGACTGTAGCCGAAGTGGCGCTTGAGTTAATGCCAGCAGTAAGGGTAGTTTGCTGGGAACGGGATGAGTATTTTCTTGTTGGCATTCAATCTTCCTATCGGCTGAAGTGAACTCGTGGTGGGTATTGTTGTTGTTGCGACATGTTTTCTTCTGAAAGACGCTGTGTATAAAGAGCAAAGAGTTGACGGTACGCATTAGTTGCTGAACCAAAGGTACGCTTGTTATCTGTCTCGTCAGCCTGTGGTGACTGTGCACCAGTACGGGCTGGGTCTAGGTAGGCAATCAAACGATATGAAGCACCTAGGATTACAATGTCTCGGCAAGACTCTGGTAATCCAGTTTGAGTGCTAAATGAATCTGTAGATGTAGTAGACAGTGTTGAAGGTATGGTTGTATAAACAACCTTTACCTTACGGCCTGACACAATTCTGTCACCAATAGTTACTGTCTGTGCTCCTGTGCCC